GTGCTCACAGACGCAAAGGTGAAGGCCGCCAGGCCGCGCGATAAGGCCTACAAACTGGCCGACGCGAATCAACTCTACCTCCACGTCTCCCCCGCAGGCGGGAAACACTGGCGGATGAACTACACCTTCGGCCGGAACGCTTCGGGTAGACCCCAGCAAAAGACGTTGACGTTCGGCCCCTATCCGGCCGTGACGCTCGTCGACGCACGACGCCGGCGCGATGACGCCAAAGCTATGCTGATCGAGGGCCGCGACCCGGCAACCGAGCGCAGGCTGGCCGCGCACGCGAAGGCGTCCGAATCGGGCAACACCTTCAAAGCCGTGGCGCAGGCGTGGTTCGACAAGAAGAAGGGAACGTGGGCGCCGCGCCATGCGACCAAGGTGTGGGAGAGCCTGGAGGAGAACGTCTTTGGAGCCGTCGGGGCGCTTCCGATCACCGCGATTGACGCGCCGCGTCTTCTGGATCTGCTGACCGTCGTCGAGAAGCGCGGCGCCGTTGAAACCGCGCACCGTCTGCGGCAGCGGATTTCGGCAGTATTCGTCTACGCCATTGCGGCTGGTATCGCGGCCTCCGATCCGGCGGCCAGCCTTGGCAAGGCACTCAGCCCCAAACCTCGCGCACGTCGCCAGCCGGCCCTTACCGACCTGGACAGCATGCGCACGATGTTGGCCGCATGCGAGGCGGAGCGGAGCCGGGCAGGGACGAAACTGGCTCTGCGCCTGCTGGCGCTGACCGTCGTCCGGCCGGGCGAGCTACGTCACGCGCGGTGGCAGGAAATCGAGAGCCTCGATAGCGAAGAGCCGACATGGCGAATCCCCGCAGCCCGCATGAAGGGCGATGAGGATCGCAAAGCCGAGATCGGGGGCGATCATCTCGTGCCGCTGTCAAAGCAAGCGGTCGCGGTTCTGCGCGCCCTCCACCCGCTGAGCGGTAATCTCGACCTGATGTTCCCCAGCGAACGGCATCTGCACAAGCCGATTTCAGAGAACACGCTAAGGGCGATGCTCATCCGGTCGGGCTATTACCAGCAGCACGTACCGCACGGCTTTCGGGCGGCCTTCTCCACGATAATGAACGAGCGAGCGGACGCGGCTGGACGGAGCGGGGACCGCGCGATCATCGACTTGATGCTGGCGCACGTCCCCAAGGACAAGGTGGAGAGCGCCTACAATCGCGCGGCGTTTATGCCCCGCCGCCGCGAGCTTGCGCAGGAATGGGCCGACATGTTGCTGGACGGTTTTAGCGAACCTCAGTCGTTCGTCGGCCAGCCTATGCGCAGATCAGTCGGCAATCCTGCCGGTTAAGCCTCGCCCTTCACGCTGGCGACCCAAGCCGTCACCTCATGAAGACTCCAGCGCGACGAGGATCCCCCCGGCTTGTATGGAGCCGGGAAGGTCCCTTGGCGAACTTTTCGATAAATCATCGCCTTGCAATAGCCCACTATCTCGATGACCTCGGAGAGGCGGATCAATCTGTCAGGTGCGTTGCTCATACCGGGTCCACCAACCTGAGGCGGCCCTGACCTCGTTTTTCCGACACGTAAGCGTCGATCTCCTTCCGTCCGCCCTCAATCAGCCATCGCCGGGTCACCGCCTCGGTGTAGATCAGAACGTTGGACGAGCCGTGCGGGGTTCGGTGCGGCAGGTGTCCGCGGTCCTCGTGATATCGCCGCAGTTTGCGTGTGATGAATTGCGTGAGCCCGCGAGGGCGGAGCCCTTTCGGGTATCCGGCCATCTCCGCGACCTCCAATGCGCTGATGCCCTCAATCACCTTGGCGCGGCCGGACATCAAGCGCTCGCTGATCAGGCGGTCCAGCAACGGCTCCACGAGGGCGGGAAGCACCTGGTCGAATGCCTCCTCGATCTCTGCGTGCGTGACGCGCTTGACGATTCCGCCCAGCGTGGACCGGGCGGCCGGGCCGAAATTCGTCACCATGCCGTCTGACGTGTACGATCCACTCTTGATGACGGACGGGAGCACCTCCTCGAACATCCAACGTTCCATACGCTCGGCATCCGGCAGAGCGCTGCCAGTGATGAGGCGAAGGACGTCCGGCATGAACAGGATGCGTGCCTGCTGGATACCACCTGCCGTCTGAAGGGGGTATCGTTTCGTTACCCCCTTGCAGTGGTCCTTCATAGCTTTGTTTGGGTTGGTGTAGCCCAGCCGTTCGCAGACATCCCTGCCCACAAAACCCGGCTCGCCGTCGATGACAACGGAGCGAATCTGGCTTCCCTCGAAGCTGAGGTTCATGATGGTATTCATTAAGCAGCCCTCGTTGTAACGGGCGTGAGGTGTCGGACCTTACCGGGCACCGGCAGGCCATCGCCGTCGTCGCCGCCGTCTTCTTCACAGTCGTCAGGCATGTATTCCTGGCAAGACCGGGACTCGTGAACGACAGGCTGCATTCCAACCAGGTCCAAGGGTCCGAGCGGGGGTATCTGCGCCTGTGGCTCGCGGTATTCGCAGACCCCGAGTTCGTCGTCGCTGTCGATTGGCGCAGGCTTGCTCATGTCGGAACTCGCGCCTGCCCGAAAATGCATGCAGGTGCGGCAAGTGTGCTCGCGCTTCATTGGCGGGTCACCTCGGGGAGAAGCGGAACAACCTTGCCCGCCAAGGGCACGGTGACGATCGGTAAGCCGATCTTCGCTTGGAGTTTCTCCGCCCGGATTACCGCCTCGTCATGGGTGATGGCGAAATTGGTCTCGCGATACTCGTCGTAAGAGCCATCAGGCTTTTCGACGAAGATTGACCACCGCCATTTCACGGTCATCGGCTCGCCATTACAGGTCCAGCCTTCGCCAGTGATTTCCGCGATTACGATCGTGCCGGCGGGCGGGGTCCATCCGGTCGGCCGAGGCTGCGGATCGGGGAGCGAGACCCAACCTTTAGGATCTTGCCGGTTATAGTCATCGTCGACCCAGCCGTCATCACCCCAAGTCACTGGCACCCACGGTTGCCACTGAGTATCGGTGGGGCCGTCCAGAAGGACCAAGCCTAGAACCCAGCCGCCATTCTTGGGGGCGGTTTCGATGGGCTGCGGAGTGACGGTCATGTCAGGATTCCTCGTTTAAGCAGGGTACGATGCCGACCAGGTCGGACCGGCAAACGGCACATCGGCAGCCGCTGTGGTTGTGATGGATGGAGATGCAGCCGTGATCGGCGGCGAGGTCGCGAGCGTAGCTCTCCGCCTCGGCTTTCTCGGTGAAAATGGTCTGGCTTGCGATGGCGCGGTGCTGGAAAAGCAGGACCAACCAGAGATTGCCGAAGTCATGGATATCCACGCGGAAACCGACTGCCGGCAAAGCCGCGGGGCGGAATGCTACGATCTTATCGTTCTTGCTCATCTCAGCATCGACTCCTCGATGGCGTTTGCGCGCTCGTACAGCTTGCGAAGCAGGTCCGACGGCAGAATGTCTTCTGCTGCCTGCTTCAGTGCATCCCTGTTGGCCCGTTGCCGAGTTTCATGCTGCCTCAGCTTCACGGCCGATGCTCGTTGCGTCAGGGCTTGGATACGGTGCCCCCAGTTGTCGATAGCGAGATTGTCCTGCGAGCGCTTCGCCGCGCTGAGTGCGGCTTGCATACGGGTCAGCTCGGCCTTGATTCTCTGACGCTCGGCAACGCATTCCTTATAAGACATTTCTTCAGGTTGTTTCGGTTCAGCCTCACCAGCGTCGGGTTGTTTATCCCACCGCCAGTGGGTGACGCGCTCCCAGTCCACATCGCACGCCTTCGCAACACGACAGCGGCCGCGCACGCCATCCTCTTTGATCTGAACGACCGCCTCGGGGTTCATGATCACGATCGGGACTTGGGGGAGGCCGAAGTGCTTGGTCCATGACCGTGATTTTTGAGCCTCAGACATTCGCGACCTCCGGCGTCTCGTCATAGGCCATCAAAAGGGCGTCACGGATCGCGGCGGCGCGGGTGTCCCCGCCCTTCAGTCCCGTGAGAAATGTGCCCCAGTCCTCAGCCGAGTACCGCATCAGCGCCTGGAACATGCGGTCTGGATCGAAGCCCACGGGGGGCGACACGAGCACTTTGACCAGGCCGAGGAAAATCGAGCCCGAATGGACAACCCTCTGGCCGGAAAATGCCTCTGCGATGTTCGTCAGCGCTGCGGACGCAATCTGGCGGCCGTGCTTCCGAAGGGTGCTCGCGATCGACGCGGTAAAGGCAATTTCACCGGGCTTCCATGCCGTCGAGGAGGTGTTTCGGCTGATCGTCAGCCCCGCCTCGGACACCAGATCTTGGATTTCGATCGCCTCGGCATCAGATGCGGCCAGCGCCGCATGGAAGTCGTCGAGCCGGTTCATCGGCTTGCGCGCCCGGTTCATGGCGACGAACATCGCAGCCTCGTCGGCGACGCTGCCGAACACGCCGACGCAGCACGGCAGGAACGGGATGTCCCCGCGGAGCTTGGCAGCCGCCAGGCGGTGCTGGCCGTCGATCACCCACAGGGATCCATCGTCCCGCTTCGACACGACCAGTGGAAGGCACATACGCCAGTCCCAGCCGGTCGCGATGCGCTTGATCAGCGCGATGCTGGCGCCGTTGTCAGTCGAACGCTGATAGCTGTCGTCGAGGTGGAGTTCTGACGGATTGCGGTTCTCGATAGAAGGCGGGTTTCCCTTGGCTGCCGGCCAGCTGCGCGCAGTGGTGCTCTGAGCCGTTCCGGCCGGGCGAGAAACTACGGATTTCTGCGGCTTACGGCTGGTGCCGATCCCTGCGGAAGGCGGGGTGAGTCGACTGAGTTCTTTTTCAGGCAAATCGTGCCCGGAAACCGCAGTTTTCTGCGGCTCCGGGGGTGATTTCCTCGGTGATTCCGTGACCTGCGGATCCACGCCCCGAATGCGGCGAGTAATGTCGTCAGTGTCGTCGTGCCGAGGAGCAACATCGGCCTCTTTCGCCCTGCTGGTCTGCTTCGGCTTTGGCAGGTCCCGGCAGGCCTTGTGATCGCGCTCGTCCATCTCCGCGATCAGGGCGCGGGCATCGGCAGGCGGGCAGGTGTAGAGCACGTCGTTCCGATTGATCACGATGTGCCCGACGAGGACGCGGGCTTGCACCTTCGCCTCGCCAACGCGGGTATGGATGACGAAAGTTCCGTTCGGCGCCCGGCTGCCGACCATCTTGGGCCGGATCCACGCGGCGATCTCGTTTTTGCCCTTGTTGATCCAGGAGGGCGGCAGTGTCTCAGTGGTGGTCAAGCGGGCCTCCTGTGCCTGCGCGGTTCTTCTTTCGGCCGCCCTGCCGCACGCTGGATCCAAGGACGATCCGAACGGCGGCTGGTAGGCCCGGGGTTTCGATCAGCTCAGCCAGCAACACCGTGGCGCATTCGTCGTCGGCGCAGCCGATCTCGGGATGGAGCCAAGGCTGAAGCCTACCGTCCGAGCCGATCGTGACGGCTCCTCCGATGCGGTTCCATGCGAGAAGCCAGCTTTCGGCCAGCAGCGGCGAGGCCGGGGGGCAGGTAGCCCCGCCGCTGCTGACACTCCCGCCTGGGGGGACGGCGGGAAGGTTGAAGGGTGACCTGGTCATGCAGCGTCAGCCCGCAGATGAGCGACCTTGTCCGGTCGGTTGGCGAGAATGTAGCTGCCGATCTCTTTCGTGCGGCCAGTTGCCAGCCGCCGCAGTCGAAGCTGCTGGCGCTCTTGGATCGGATCCTCTGCTGTACTTACGATCGAAAGCCGCTGTTCGCCCGAAGCGGCGATGATGACCAGCGCATCACCTTCTGCGGCATCCATGGCATCGATCCATCGCGCCGGATCGAAGGCGGCCGAACCCAACCCAAGTAGGCAGCGGCCGAGGTCGCAGGAATCCAGGTCGCGGTAAACGCTATGCATGTAAGCGTCGTCGCAGAGCCCATTGCCCTCGAACTCGGCATTCTCGATGTCAAAGTCGTTGCTGCTTTGAAGCGATGCCCCACACCGGCTCAGCAAATCGACGTAAGCCTTGACCACGAAGTCCGAGGCAGTCGTGATCGGCAGATTCGCCAATTCTCCGAACAGTCGGCCTGTTTCGCGAGACGCCACGTCTCCTTGAGTGTCGGAAAGGTGAAGCTGGCTCGATAGCAAATGCATTTCACGCCAAGCTTCGAATGCCGAGGTGATAGCGGTGCTCGGGGGGCAGAACATGTCGTCCATGATCAGGCCTCCACCGGCTGGGCCGCGGCGAAGTCGAATGGCTCTGGCGCATTCTCGGAGCCATCGAGCCGCCCGGCGATGTACGCGACGTCGCGAAGAACCCATGGATCGGCATCCCACTGCTCATGAGACAAGATGGAGGCCTTACGGAGCAGATCGTCGCTGGTTGGCGCGAGGGTTTGCGCCAAGCTGGTCAACTGTGATTGGTTCGATGCGCGTTCGCGATTTTGTTCGACGAGCTCGGTGAGAACCGAGAGCGCAGGGCTTTCTGCAGCAGTTTCTTGGACGGACTCCAAGGCCTCCGCGAGCAAGTTCGCCAATTCGTAATCTGCGACTGATCGCTCATAGCGACGAACGGCCTCGTCGAAATCGAATTGCAGAAGCTCGACGATGGCTTGCAGCACCGGCGCAGCCTCGCCGTTTACCTTCGCGGCTGATTTGTAGAGCGCATGCGCTCCATTCATTGCGAGCGTGTTGTCTACGAATAGTTCGCAATCCAAAATTGGCAGGTGCAGCATTAGCTTGGCAGCGATGCCGGCTGGAGTTTCAGCCCAGTCGCCCCGAACTTCCTGTTCGGCATCGCATGCTGCCCTGTCGACGCATTGCTCGACAGCGTCATAGGCCGCGGGCTGCGATAGCTGGCTCCCGTTCACGACAGCCTGCTGGTAGATCCAAGAACGCCACGCTCGCACCTTCTCATAGGCTGCGAGGATGTCAGCGTCGGGGCTCTCGGGGTCGAAAGCGGGGAAGGGCAGCTTGCTGACCAGATCGGGACGGGCGAGAGCTACGGCGGCAAGTTCAGGGATGGGCATTGTTCAATCCTCCGCCTTGGCAGGCAAGCGGCCGAAGGCGAGCATGATGTGGAAACCGAACCATTCGAGGGTGACGTGGTGACCGTCGACACAGGTGTCGTCGCGAAGGCCAAGGAGGCCGTAAGCGCTCCAGTCGTACCAAGGCTCGATGGCTGTCAGCAGACGCTTGACGGCGAGCATGGCTTAGCCTTTTGCGACTTCGGAAAGCGCATCGGCGACAGCGGACGGGACCAGTGCCTTGAGATCGCGCTCCAAAGCGAAGATGAACTCATCGGTCCGATGGTGGCCCGTCTGACGGGCGAGGGCGCATTTCTCCGCGACAGCTTCTGGCGTTGGAGCAGGTGTGTTGAGCAAGGCGATGAAAAGATCGCCTACTGCATCGAAATGCGCATCCGCCTCGCGCTCACCCGCCGGCACGGCCTCGGCTTCGCCAGCCCTCCATGCATCGACTGCGGCGCGCCACGAACCTTCTCCGCGGCGGAGTGCGACGTGGCGACGTAGCGGCGGGGTGGGTTCGGGCAGCGTGTCAGGGAGAAACGGGGTGAGCGCGTCCATTCCCGCCTGCGCCACGGCGAGTTCGCGACGAATAACCGTCGTGAGCGTCATGACCTTCTCGCCTGTGCGCTGGAAATTCGTCAGGCCGCGCGCATCGGCCTTGTTGACGATCTCAGTGAAAATGATCGTGTCGAGTTGGTCGACAGTGGTGCCGATCTCTTCCAACCAAGTGGCGATGTCCTCGCTCGCGCTGCTGGGCGACGTGATGGAAACCCCGAGTTCGATCCCGGAGACAAAAGGCACCTTTACGGCGCTGAAAGCGGTTTGCTGGACCATGGAGCCCTCCTGCGATGGTGAAGCAGGAGGTTGGCGGATGCTGGCCCGAGTATCCGGCGGCCGAGCTCGTTTCCCTACCTGCGTATCGGAGGGTCAGCGGCCGCAAGGCGATCGTCTCCGATGGCCGTTAGGGTTACGTAAACTCTTTTACGCGTCAAGCGTAATTACGCGCAAAACGTAAATCAGATGCCAAAGCACTCAGACCATGGGATAACTCTGTGAACGCGAGCAATGCGGTCCACTGGGACGCTAAACCTTAGGTCGGGCTTGTACTGCTCCAACTCCAAATGGCTCGCTGTGCGTTTTACGAGCGTTTTAATGAGGCCGGTAACGATCTCCCCGCACTCGCTATCTCCCACGAGTTGCACAACGACGTCATCGCCAATGGACGGCGGGCGCTTGGGGTCGACGAACACCGGTTCGCCGGGGCGGAAGCGCGGGCTCATTGATTCTCCAGATACAAACACGACGTAGACACTTCTGTCAGCCGGAATGCCCGGAGGGCGACGGACGTGTGCCACGACATCGTTCATTTGGAACACGGTCATTTCCACCGGCTCGGTTCCAACTCCGTTTGAATCAAACTCGATATCAGCGGCTAAAGCGCTAGCGTAGGCTGGAACGTCTTTAGGATGGCCTCTCATTGTCGGAGGGGTGTGCGCCTCTAGAACTTGCGGCTCGATACCCACAGCCTTGGCATTTTCGAAGCTCTCGCCAGCCTCATTCCATCTTCTGACGAAATCTGTATCGACGCCCTGAAGTGCCCAGATCTCTTCTGCGGTAATCGGAGGTTCGCCGCGGCCCACCAAAGCGACGCGCAGCTTCAGGCCTATCTTTGGCTTGATGTGCGTGTCGTAGTCGGGATTGAAATAAGCCTGGATGCTTGATGGACCGCGCAGGTTCATAGCCCTCGCGAGTTCTGCGAGCGTCATCCCGGAGCGATGACGTAAAGCAATGAGCTTCGATCCAACAGTTTCGGTCACGTTCAAAAATCCTTGTTGAGTTACGTTTCTACGTTGCACGCGTTACGTTTTAAACGTAAATAAGCGCTTACTATGGCGATCAGAAACGTAATCACTCAGCTGGGAGGCATCTCGGCTGTCGCTCGGGGGCTAGGCCACCGCAATGTCACCACAGTCCAAGGCTGGTGGGACCGTGAGATCATTCCCGCTCACAGGCAGCGCGAAGTCTTAGAACTTGCTTCTCGATTAGACCAAGACGTTTGCGCGGAAGATATCATCCCGCATGTGACGAATTGACCATGCTCGCGAACGTGGAGGCCGAAGCGGCCCTCCTCGGCGCACTCATGCAGGGTGACGCCGAGATCATCGATATCGTCGCCGAAAGGTTGAAGCCGGCTGACTTCTATGAGCCGGTGCATCAGCGGATCTATCAAGCGGTCGTAGAGCTTCACTCGGCCGGTCGGCCAGTCACGCCGGTGCTTCTCAGGCCGCGTTTCGATCAGGACGAAGGTCTGAAGCTCCTGGGCGGTGTAGCATACCTGGCCCGCCTGACGGCAGACGGGCAGGGCTCACTCGCCCCCCGAGAGTTCGCCGATCAGATCGCTGACTTCGCCGCGCGCCGGAAGATGCAGGCCCGCTTCGCATCTGCGGCTGGCGCCTGTGAGGACCTGTCGCTCTCGATCGATGCTGTTGCGGCCCAAGGCGAGATGCCTCCCGAGGCGACACCTGGGCTCACGGCTCGGACCTACACGCTCGGGCAGGCATTCAAGGCTGCGAATGCCCGCGTCGATGACATTACCTCCGGCGCCATTCCCGCTGGCGTTCGGGTTCATGGCCTTCAGGACTGGGACGACATCACGCAAGGGATGCAGCCCGGCGCCTACATTCTGGTGGGCGGGCGCCCGAGCATGGGCAAAACAGCTCTGACCTTGAGTGTCGCGCGCCGCGCCGCGCAGGCCGGGCACGGCGTCCTCTACATTAGTCGCGAAATGGACATCGTAAGCTTGATGCCTCGCATCCAGGCCGACCTGTTGGCCGAGGCCGGGGGCGAGGGCGGTATGAGCGAGGTCACTCAAGGCGCGCTCTCTCCTGCCGATCGCGATACGCTACGCCGGATCGAAGCGCAGGTCGCCGACTGGCCGCTGGTCATCATCGATCCGGAAACGTTCGGGGCCGATCAGATCAACCTCGTCATCCGCCAGCAGGCCCGCCAGTTCGAGCGCCGGGGGCACAAGCTCGAGCTGGTCATCATCGACTATCTCGGTCTGATTGATCCGCCGGAAGGGCGGGTGAACCGGGAGCAGGAAGTCTCGGTCATCAGTCGATCTATCAAGAACGCCGCCCGTAACAACCGCATCCCGATCATTGTCCTTTCCCAGCTCAGCCGCGGCGTCGAGCAGCGCGAGGACAAGCATCCTCAACTCTCCGACCTTCGTGACAGCGGCACCCTCGAGCAGGATGCGGACATCGTCGTCTTCGTCTACCGCGACCAGTACTACCTGGAGCGCAACGAGCCCGATCCCGCCGACGCTAAGCGCCGCGAGACTTGGGAGCAGGACATGCGCGCCGCCCGAGACAAGCTGGAGGTTTACTCCGCAAAGAACCGGCAGGGGGCGCTTTGCCGCCGAAAGCCTTGGTTCTTCGGTAGCAGACAAGCGGTCCGCAACAGCGATTTCTATCTGACGGGAGGTGCCTGATGTCGGACCTTCCTGACCCGCTGACGCCGCCAGACTGTGACCTGCGCGGAATGCCCTTCATGCCGCTCGACACGAGCCGCTTGCTCGACAGCGACTTTATGGCGCTGGCTACGGCGGAGGAATTTCGGTGCGGCTTCACGCTGTGGTGCAAGGCCTGGCAGCAGGTGCCCGCTGGAAGCCTGCCCGATGACAACCGCATTCTCGCACATCTTTCCGGTGCCCGTGACAAGTGGTGTGACGTGCGTGACATGTCACTACACGGTTTTGTGAAGTGCTCCGACGGACGCCTCTATCACCCCGTTATTTGCGAAAAGGCCATCGAAGCGCTTCCGCATAGGCAGGAGTTTAAACGGGGTAAGTCGGCTGCTGCTGAACGCAAAGAGCGCGAACGGAATGACCGGGCCGCCCTGTTCGAAGCGCTCCGAAACATCGGTATTGTGCCAGAATTTCACACGAAAACCCGCGATCTACGCAAGCTCGCTGCAACCCATAAAGTCACACCCTGTCACAGTGACAGCGCCGTGACATGTCACACTGACGTCACGGCTATAAAAGGGACAGTAAAGGGACAGGGACAGATATTAGATAATAGTCCTTCGGACTTGTCGATCAGCGATGCTGATCAACCGGAGAACCCCCTTCTGCCCGCAATCGCCGACCAGCCGGACGCGGCGACGATAGCCTTTGACCGCTGGCAGGCACTGCGCGCCCGCATCCGCCCCAACACGCGACCGCTCACGTTCACCCCTCAGCGCCGGTCGAAGCTCAGCAAACGCCTCAAGGAAATTGACGGCCTCGACGGCTGGGACCGGTGCCTCGCATCCGTGGAGGGCTCTGCGCTGCTTCGCGGGGAAAAGGGCGATTGGAAGGCTGAGCTGGATTGGCTCCTCGAACCGAAAAACCTCACCAAGGTGATGGAAGGAAATTACGATGACGACGAACAGACCCGGCAGCATCCTGGCTGGTCCAATGGCCGCAGCCTTCCCCGGAGCCCCATTGATGGCATCCTTGCCGCCCATGGTGGCCGATCTGCTGACTGACAGCCCGCAGGAATTCGTTTTCGATGGCGGCCCGCTTTGGAGGCCGGAGAAGGCGTTGGATGCGGCCCACAAGGCGGGACAGGAGGGCGCTATCGCTGAGCATCGGCGGGCGCTGCAGGCGATGATGGCTAGGCCGTCGCGCAAATGGGTCGATCAGCGGATGGCCTCGCTCTTCGTCCATTTCAATCCGACGCGCGAGGTCGACGGGAAGGCGTTCGGCATCTGGAATGACGAAATGGCAAGGCTGCTGATCGACCTGCCGCACGACATCCTCGCGCATGCAATTGACGAGGCAATTCGAAAGAGCGGCCACGGGTTTGCGCCGTCGGTAGGCGAGATCCGGCGGTATGCGGATCCGCTCGTCGAGGAGCGGGAGGTGCAGATCGATCGCCTCCGCCGGATGGAGGCCGCGCTGGCCGATCCGGCCGCGACCGAGGAGCGCGCCCGGCGCCGCGCCGATCTGGCCGCGCACGAGCGCCACATGGGCGAGGTCGGCCGATGAGCCGCGGTGTCGTAATCTTCGCTCTAGCCGTTTTCGGGGTCGTGGCAGCGAGCGGTGCTTGCTCCGAGAACCCAGCCGGGATGCGGGCAGCGGTCCAAGACTTCGGATTCACGGACGTGACGCTCGGCGACTTCGCGTGGCTTGGGTGCTCGAAGGACGACATGTTCCGCCGCACCTGGGTCGGCCTGGGCGCATCTGGCGCGCGTGTGGAGGGCGTCGTCTGTGGCGGCTGGGACAAAGGCTACACGGTTCGCATCACCGGCCGCGCCGCTGGTGGCTCTTCGCGATGAGCCGCCGTACGCCCAGCGCTGCTGCTACCGCGCGGGCTATCGCGCGGGACGTGCGACGCCTCCGGCCCGACTGGCGCATGCCCGAGCGCTACTTCGAAAATCGGGATGAGATTGAGAACCGCCTCCGCCGCCTCGCGCGAGAACTGGACGACACGAATGCCTAAGAACGAGACCATCGCCGCCATGGCAGCGCAGACGAAAAGCCGCGCCAGCCGACCTTCCATCCCAAAGGCGGCGAAAGTGGATCCTTTCGCGCCGACCCCTGAGCAACGCGAGCATGCGGTCTATGTCGAGCAGGACATCGTGGACGTGAAGACGAAAGGCCGCGTGACCATCGGCAAAGCCTTTCGCAAGCTGCCGCGCTTCGAGACGATGGAAGGCATTGGCACTGAGCAGCTCAAGGCGCTGCGTTGCTACCGCGCGGCGTTCGACGCCAGCGAGATGTCTGAGACCAAGTGCGCCCTAGACGTGCGGCCGCGCGGTGCGGCTGGCTCACACGGCGCGATCTCTGCCATCGAGGCACGCGCATTCGGCGCGAGCACTTTGCGCGGGATCGAGTGTCAGCTGGGCGCCCTGGTACACACGCTGCGCGACGTGGCCTTGATGGATCTGACGTTCTCCGAGGCCGCAATGAAGCGGTTCGGCAGCCGCGAAGTCGACTGGATCGACATCGGCAAGGGCAAGCGTAAGCCGCGCTCTATCGTCAAGCTGGTCCCAAAGTCTGGCGCTCACCGGCAAATCATCAGAGACGAGTTCTTCACCGGCCTTCGGTTGCTGGCCGAGGCTGTCGGCCCTTACCTATCCCGGGCGGGGATCAGATCAGATCATCAACCGTAATGCCCAGATGTTCGGCCAGGCTCTTGAGGGTCTGGACCGAACCGCCGCGTTTGCCGCCTTCGATCTGTGCGATCTGAGCGCGACTCACGCCAGCTGCTTCCGATAGCGCAAGCTGCGTCAGGCCGCGATATTCACGCCAGACCCGCAGAGGGCTTTCGCCCGCGAGGATGCGATTGACCAGCTCGGCCGGAACGTATTCGTCATCGCCTCGCTCGACGGCAGCCTTCACGCGCTCGGAAGCACGGATGTCCGCGAGGTCTTCCGCTGCCTCCTGGAGCGCTTGGTACTCTTCGATCGGTATCGTAACCATCTCACCCATGTGAGCCTCCATCATTCATAGATGCTGCCGCGAGGGCCAATTTTCGTCACGGTCAGCACGACGCCATCGTTCATGATGACCCGCCAATCGCCAACCCGAAGGCGGATGTCGTCGCTGCCCTTGAGGGCCTTGATGTTGTTCGCCTGCGAAGCCGGATCTGCAGCGTATGCCTCGACCTTCGAGACGATGCGGGCCGACGTATTGGCGGGCATCGAGCGGAGCGTCTTGAGAGCTGAGCGGGCGTAACGGATCGGCTTCATGACCACAGATGTAACTCTCCGTAACATCAGTGTCAAAGGAAATGTTACGGATAGTGACATACAAATAGCTGTTGCGCTGGGCACGGAAACGAGGCAAATAGATACGGTACAGAATACTTGCGCCCGCAGCCGAAAGGTGAGCGGGCGCTGTTGCATCTGTCATGTGGTTTTGGTGAGCTTGGCAGAAGGCCACTCTTCACCTGTTGCCTGGCTGATGTCGCACTCAGGGCATGAGATTGAAGCCATTCAGCCAAGAAGTGCTCAGTGAAGACGTTGCCTTGCAGCCTCCGCTAACGCAGAGGAGAGATCCGAGTACTCGTAGGGCCCCACGGAATAGACGCTCACAGTCTTTTTCGTCACTCCATGCGGCAGCCCCGCAGCAGGAACATCCAAGTGGCCGCCCTCGTTCTCCCAGCCGTCCACGTCTTGTGTGGGGCCGTTATCCGGCGAACCGATTGGCTCAGTGATCTTTTGCTGAGAGTGGGCATCGATAGCCAGCAGGTCGGCATGGATGAGCAGTAGTTGATCGGCGATCATTTCCAGCGCCAGAACCTTCCGCTCTTCAGTAGTTCCGTCATGTCGGGCAGCGGCAAGACTGATCATTTCAACTTCCTCGAGTGAGAGCCCTGCTTCATCAGGGTGGACGGCATAGTGAGGTAGAGGTGAGCTCAGCTCATCCTCGACCACAGTTTCAGAATACTGCTGAATATCGCTTCGACTACGATAAGCGTGCAGCCTTGCAGCGTAATGGGCTACAATCCTGGAATACGCTTCCCGAGTCTCGCCGGGCTGAGAAGCTCTAGCGTTGATAAGTGCGAGCTGGTGCTGATAAAGCAACTCATTGAGGTCCATGGTTTAGTCTCCACATGGGAGTAACGAGGCCTACCGATATTCGTTGTATGATGCCTCGTGCAATATTATATCTTAACACACCCGCAGTCTTTAAAGTCATTTATTTATCTGTCACGAGGAGGCATGGCCTCTTCTTGGCCGGTGATGCCGGATCGATCCCGGCTAACCGCACCATTTAGTAGGGTTCCTAGCAATGGCATGGTCCCAGCAATCGCGACACGCGCGCGGCTACGGCAAGGCATGGGACAAGCTGAGGGCAATCATCCTCACCCGCGATAAGCACCTGTGCCAGCGCTGCCTGCCGAAGGGCTTAGTCACTGCGGCGAACCAGGTGGATCACATCGTCCCCAAGGCCAAGGGTGGCACGGACAGTGAGGATAACCTTCAGGCGCTGTGCAAGCCCTGCCACGATGCAAAGACCATCGAAGATGCCGGCGGCACTGCCCGCGTTGAGATCGGCGTTGACGGCTGGCCCGTTCAGAAATGAAGCCGAACCGCTGAATATTCATCCTGAGGGGGGGTATTCTGAATATTCGTGGGGTTGCTCCTCAGTACCGCTACCGAACCAAATTTCGCACAAAACCAGATTGATTGTCTGAGAGGCCTAATATGGCGACCCGCGGCGCGAAGCCGAAACCGGCCAAGCTCCGCCTCGTCGACGGGACGCATCGAGCCACCCGCCACGGCGAAAGCGACAAGGCTGTGGAGGCGACCGAGGCAGCGGTTGAGGCCTTCGGCAAGTTGAAAAAGCCCGCGTCGGTGAAGGGCGCCGCCGCGACTGCATGGAAACGGTATATTGATCCGGCCGGCTGGCTGGACGGTTCGCGAGAGCCCGCCGCCATCGCCTTCTGCGAACTGTGGAAGGAATTCCAGTTCAATCCCACCGGGTTCCCGGCGTCGAAGCACGGCCAGATGCGCGCCTACATGGCCGAGCTCGGCCTGACCGATGAACGCAATCGTGGAGACCATGGCAGCAAAAAGGAGGAAGACGAGTTCTTCGGTTCCGAATGACCGAGGGACCAGGTACGCGCTGGACGTTGTCGCCGGAAAGATTGTCGCTGGCCCACACGTCCGCAACGCCTGCCGTCGCCACCTGGACGATCTGCAACGAGGCCACGAGCGGGGGCTGACCTACGACCTCGCGAAGGTCGAGCGAGTGTTTCGGTTTTTTGAGACCAGGTTGAGGCTAAATGGCGGGCAGTTCGAAGGGCGGCCCTTCAACCTGCACCCGTCGCAAGCTTTCAAACTCGGCTCGCTGTTCGGCTGGGTTCGCCCCGATGGCACGCGTCGCTTCCGACGCGCGTACATCGAGGAAGGCAAGGGCAACGGTAAGAGCCCGTTCGCTGGCGGTGTTGGCCTCTATGGCATGATGGCCGACAACGAGCCCGGCGCCGAGATCTACGCGGTGGCCGCTCATCGCGATCAGGCGAAGATCCTGTTTAACGACGCCGTCGCTATGGTCGATCAATCGCCGGACCTCGCGAAACGTATCACGCAGAGCGGCGGGCCGGGCCGCGTATTCAACATGGCGTGGCTCGCGAAAGGCTCGTTCTTCCGTCCGCTCAGTCGCAGCGCCGGCAAGTCGGGCTCCGGTCTGCGGCCACACATCGGCCTTGCTGACGAGCTCCACGAGCACCCCAACCGCGACGCGGTCGAGATGATCGAGCGCGGATTCAAGTTCCGTCTTCAGCCCCTGCTGCTGATGATCACCAACAGCGGCACCGACCGCAATTCGATCTGCTACGAGGAGCACGAGCACGCCGTCAGGGTCGCCGCCGGCACTACCACGCCGGGCGAGGACTTCGCCTACGTCGGCGAGGTTATCGACGACACCACTTTCAGCTTCGTCTGTTCGCTCGATCCCGGTGATGACCCGCTAAAAGATCCGTCGTGCTGGCCAAAGGCGAACCCGCTGCTCGGCACCATCCTTTCGCATGATTATCTCGAAGGCGTCGTTGCTCAGGCGAAGGCCATCCCGGGCAAGCTCAACGGCATCTTGCGCCTGCACTTCTGCCAATGGACCGACGCCGAGGCGGCGTGGATGTCGCGTGCAGTGCTGGAACCCTGCCTCGCCGATTTCGATCCTGCCATCCACCACGGCAAGAAAGTCGCGATCGGCATCGACCTGTCGCAGAGCCGCGACATCACGGCGAAGGCCAATGTCGTCGAGACTGGCAGCGTGGAAGTGGAAGTTGCGGTAGACGGCGAGATCCAGATCGTCGCGAAGCCGACTTACGATGCCTGGATTGAGGCCTGGACGCCGGGTGATACGCTTGATGCCCGCGCCCTCCGAGACAAGACGCCGTATGACGTCTGGGTGCGACAAGGCCACCTGGAGGCGCCGAAAGGCCAGAGCATCCGCTTTGACCACGTCGCCCAGGCGCTCGCCGACGACGATCGCAACTACGAGATCGTTGCAGCAGGGTATGACCGCTACGCGTTCCGGCAGTTCGAGAACGAGTGCAAGCAGATCGGGCTCAACGTCCAATTCGTCGAACATCCGCAGGGCGGAACGAAGAAGGGCAAGCCGACAGAGGCGATGGTCGAGGACGCCAAGTCCCGCGAGGTCGAACCCGAAGGGCTTTGGATGCCCGGCTCGGTCCGCGAGCTGGAAAGCGCGCTCATGGAAGGGCGCATACGCCTTCGCCGCAATCCGGTTCTGATCTCGGCAATGATGAGTGCGGTCACCGATGAGGACCGCTGGGGCAACTACTGGCTGGCAAAGGAGCGCGCGGTGAACAAGATCGACGCTGCCGTGGCTCTGTGCATGGCGATAGGGGTTGCGGCGAAGGTGCCGACTGCCGACAACATTGACGACTGGCTTGAAAGCCTCGCCCGGTGAATTGGCTCCAAAATGTTCTCGCCTGGTGCGGCATTCCTGTGGGCGGGCAGGATGGTGACAATTTCCGTACGGGTCGTATCACGACCGAGCGCAATAGCGACAGCGCCGCATCGTCTGAAGCCTCGGCACTCGGGCTTTCCGCCACTTGGGCGTGCGTCAACTTCTGGGCCGGAAATATCGCGGGCTTGCCGGTCACGGTTTACCGCAAAGGGCCGGATGGCATCGCCGTAGAGGCCAGAGACCATCCCCTGTTCTGGATCCTGCACGACAGCCCGAACTACGACCAGTCGGCGTACGATTTCTGGGAGTTCATGTGCGCCTGCCTGGAGCTCCACGGCAACGCCTACGCCGAGATCGAGAAGCGATCTGACGGAACCATCCAGTCGCTGACCCCGATCCGGCCCGACATCGTCAACGTGCGCCGGCTGGCATCAGGAGAGCTCGAGTACCGGTGGGAGGCCGACGGACGTCGCGCGGTGCTGACGCAGGAGGGTGTTCTGCACATTCGCGGGTTCGGCGGCGGGCCGCTCGGCGGGCTTTCGCCGTTGCAGGTATGCCGTCGCACATTCGGATCAGCGATCGCTACAGACCGAGCCGCGAACGCCATGTTCGCCAATGGTGCGCGTCCGTCAGGCATCCTGTCGACCGACAAGGCGCTGACCGGCGATCAACGCCCCAAGCTGGAGGGGCTGCTGCAAGAGAAGTTTGTCGGCGCCGCCAATTCGGGCCGCCCGATGGTGCTCGACAACGGCGTGAAGTGGGAGCAGCTCTCGATCAGCCCTGCGGACGCGGAAATGCTGGAAAGCCGGCAATTCAGCGTCGAAGACATCTGCCGCATCTTCGAAGTGGATCCTCACTTGGTCGGCCATACCGCCGGGAACACCCAGCTGGGCAGCAGCATCGGCGACCAAACCCTATCCCTGCTCAAGTTCAAGATGCGCAAGCGGTTGAAGCGGATCGAAGGCGCTTTGGAAAAGCAGCTGCTCGCCACTGCGGACCGCCGCGCTGGCGTTTCGATCGAGTTCAATGTCGAAGGGTTTCTCCGCGCCGACAGCGCCGGACGAGCCTCCTACTACGACATCATGAAGCAGTTCATGACCAAGAACGAGATCCGCGCCCTCGAAGGCTTGAAGCCGGTCGAAGGGGGTGACGTCCTGTTGACGCAGATGCAGGATGTGCCGCTTGCCCAGGCTATCGCGGGGCCAACGGAGAAGATCGATGACCGAACGCAATGAAGACGAGGCCGCCAAGCTGGCCGATCACATGGCCAAGCTGCAAGCGGCTGGTGCCGTGCAGATGACCCCCGAGGAGATCCTCGCGGGGCAGTCGCAGGCAGGCGTGCCGCGCCCGGCTTTTCTCAAGGACGATGAAGACGACGGCTCCGTTCACAAGGTGCCGATTGGCAGAGGTACAACATGAACGAACTCGACTTCGCCCTCGATGTGAAAGCCATCGGCGAGGATGGCGAGATCGAAGGCCTTGCTGTCGGCTACGGCAACATGGATCACGGCGGGGATGTCGTGCTGCCAGGCGCGATCAGCGCGTCAGTCGCAGGTCGGAAGTCACTGCCGATGCTCCTCTTCCACGACCATAAGCGCCCGATCGGCGTCTGGACCGAGTTCAAGGAGATCGGCGAAGGTCTGCTGGTCAAGGGGCGCTTCGACGACACTCAGGATGGCCGAGAAGCCAAGGTCCGCGCGCGCAACGGATCTCTCGGCGGCCTGTCGATGGGCTTCAAGACCATCAAGCATCGGTTCGAGGGCAAGGCACGGCACCTGCTTGAGGTCGCGCTGCACGAAATTTCGCTGGTTACGATCCCGATGAACGATCGGACGCGCGTTCTCAGCGTCAAGGACATACTGGACAGCGGCGGTGTGCCGACTGTCCGCCAGTTTGAGAGCTTCCTGCGGGATGCAGGCGGCTTCTCGAAGAGCACGGCGGCGCAATTCGCGTCGGCCTGCAAGCCGCATCTTCGGGGGGAGCCCGAGGCGAAGGCAAACGACGATCTGCGTGAATTCCTGACCGGACTCCGCGGCTAATCCTTCCTCTCTGCCTGGAAAGGGCAATCCAAATGACGACCGAGACCAAGTCGGTGGCCGAGCTGGCCGCCGAGACGAAAGCGCTGTTCGAAACGAAGCTCGACGAAGTGAAGGGCATCGCAGAGGACGCGATCGGCAAGGCGCGCGCCGGCGAAGAGCTCAGCAAGTCGAACAAGGAGATCGCCGACCAGGCGCTCACCGGCATGAACGAGCTCAAGTCTGCTTTCCAGGAACTGGAGCAGAAGGCGCTGCGCCGCGGGAACACCGGGCCGGAACGGCAGCCGACGATCGGCGAGCAGTATGTCGAAAGCGACGAGTACAAGTCCGCTTTCGCCAACGGCGCCCGCCAGGGCCAGAACGTCGGCATCGAGGTCAAGGCCATCACCAGCCTGACCACGGATGCCGACGGCTCGGCTGGTGACCTGGTCCGCTCGGACCGCGTGCAGTCGCCGATGCAGATGCTGCCCAATCGTCAGCTGACGATCCGCAACCTGATCGCTCCGGGGCAGACCGCGTCCAGCTCGATCGAGTACGTTCAGGAGACGGGCTTCACCAACAACGCCGGCATGGTGGCCGAGGGGACGCTGAAGCCGGAATCCAGCCTGAAGCTCGACCTCAAGAACGCCCCGGTCCGCAAGATCGCGCACTGGTTCCTCGCCTCGGCCGAGATCTTGGCAGATGCCCCCGGCCTTCGCTCGATGATCGACAACCGTCTGCGCTACGGCCTGGCGTTCGTCGAAGACGTGCAGCTTCTGAAGGGTGACGGCACCGGGCAGAACCTGACCGGTATCAAGCCCCAGGCCGCGGACTACGCGGTGCCGGCAGGGCTCACCGGCTTTGCCACTCCGTCGATGATCGACAAGTTGCGCATCGCTCAGTTGCAGGTCGCTCTCGCGCTGTATCCGGCGGACGGTCAGGTTCTGCACCCGATCGACTGGGCCATGATCGAGATGATGAAGGACGGCGAAGGCCGCTACCTCATCGGCAATCCGCAAGGCACCCTGGCCCCGACCCTGTGGGGCCTGCCCGTCGTGCCGTCGATGGCGCAGACTGTCGGCGAGTTCACGGTCGGGGCGTGGGGCATGGGCGCGCAGCTGTTCGATCGCGAGCAGTCCGGCGTGCTCGTCTCGACGGAAGATGGTGACAACTTCCGCCGCAACATGGTCACCGTGCTGGCCGAGGAGCGTCTGGCGCTGACCGTCTACCGCCCCGAGGCCTTCGTGGACGGCACCTTCGCCAACGCCTGATCTTGATGAGGGGCGGGCCCGCGCCTGCCCCTCCAACGATGGAGCAACGTCATGGCAGACAAGAAAAGCTACACGGTCCACCGCGCCATGCACGGCGACGGAAAGGACTATGCCCGCGGCGACACCCGCGAACTGACCGAAGTCGAGGCAGCGCCTCTCGTGAAGACCGGAGCGCTGTCCCTGAAGGGCGAAGACCCTGCAGCGCGCGAAGCTGCAGTGCGCCATACTTTCGGGCAGGAGCCCAGCCAGGTGAACGAAGGCGGCTACACCACTGCCACCGGCGAAGGCGTAAAGCTGAAGTCGGCCCCCGCCAGCAAGCCGGCTCGCGGAACGAAGTAAGTGACTGTCGACCTCGCCCTAGCCAAGCAGCAATGTCGCGTCCTTCACAGCCGGGAGGATGTGTTGATCACCACGTACCTTGCTGCGGCGAAGGCGTGGGTCGAAAAGTACACCGGCAAGAAGGTTTCGCGAGGCGAGGTGACGCAGGAGATTGAAGGCTTCTGTGGCAACTTCGTCCTCGTCTGGGGACCCGACTGTGCTGATCCGGTCGTTACGTACACAGATGACGACGGTGTCGATCAGCAGATTAACGATGCTCGCATCGTCGGCGACCGCCTCTTGCCGCCGCCCAGCGGCTGGCCATACTTCGGCGCGCCGCGTACCCTCCGGCTGAGTTATACTGCGGGCTTTGTAGAAACGCCTGGCGACCTCGATGCTGCTGTTCTCCTGCTGGTCGCCGACTTCTACAACAATCGCGAGGCCGGCGCGGCTACCGCAGCCACCAGCGCGGCGGTTGAATCGCTTTGCGATCAGTATCGGCTGATGCGAGTATGACGGCCAGCGCGCGCGACACCTTCATCACGTTCGAGACACGTGAGACGACGAAGGACGCGAACTACGGGACCAACGTCGAGGAACGCTGGGTCAAGGCCTCGGAAGCGTGGGCGGAGGTCCAGGACGTGCTTCCTTCGCGCGGCGAGAACATCGACGACAGCCTGACCATTCAGCGCCGCCCGGCGCGGATCCGCATCGACTATTTCGACGGCACCGACGTCACCGCTGACATGCGCATCGACATCGATGGCCGCAAGCTCCGCATCGTTTCCGGTCCGGCCGAGAAGGGCCGCCGGAAGGAATGGGAGATGATGGCCGAGGAACTGAGCACGGAGGGCCACGAGCCGTGAGCGACAGCGATTATCACATGGTTGAGTTCCACCCGGCCGACGGTGGGCCTATGCAGTTGGTCCGCGGGCGGAAGAAGACCGAAGCCGAAATGCAGGCCGATGCCGAAGCGGCAGCCGAGCATGAAGAGCCTGCGGGCCTTTTGGTACGGATCATCGGAGACTGCATCACGCCATGCGGCAAGGCGATTTTGCTGTGCGACCAGCATGGTAACACATTGCCCGGGCAGGTGCGTGCCTTACTGGATCAAACCTTGGAGCGAACGGAAATTACCGTGACGTTCCTGGTGGACGGCCAAGAAGTGAGCTTCGGATGAGCCGCAACTTTCCTGTTTCCGGTGGCAAGGCTCTTGAGGCGGCGCTGACTGCCGTCGGTAAGCGCGTCGCGACGCAGGCCATTCGATCCGGCCTCACTGCGGCTGCAAACCCGGTCCTCGCTGAGGCGAAGCTCCGGGCGAGTGGCTGGTCGTCCAAGGTTGCGGCCGCGATCACCAAGGGATCGTCGCGGAAGAATCAGGACGGCACCTTTTCGATCAGAATCTATGTCGATGAGCGTAAGCCCGACGGCTATCTCGGTATTTTCGGCGAATACGGCGTCGCGCCGCACCTCATCGCCCGCACTGGAGCGAAGCAGGGCCGCGTCGCCGTTCGGAAGGCAGCCGAAGGGTCAGGCAAGGTCCCGCTGCGCCCGATGAAAATCGGTGACCGCTTCGTTTCCGGCATCATTCATCATCCCGGCCACGTCGCGCATCCTTTCATGCGCGTTGCGCTCGACACGGCTGCGGAAGCGTCCATTGCAGCCTTTCGGGACAAGGTCGTGTCGGCCATCGAGAAGAAGACCGGCTTCAACGCCCTGGCGGGCATGGACGAGGCGGCCTGATGGACGGAATTGTCGCCGTGCGATCGGTCCTGATCGCCGATGAGCCGCTCGCATTGCTTGTCGCGGAAGACGATATCGCGGCGGGACCGCGTCCTTTCAGTAGCCTGCTGGGATCTGTTTCACTGGTCAGCGTATCGAAGGTCGACCGTAACATTCCCGATCCCGGCGAGTGGCGCCATGTCCGCGAGCGGGTGCAGGCTACTGTCCAGGCTCGCAACTATCCCGAGCAAAAGGCGATCCTACGCGCCGTGCGCAAGGCCGCCGCCGACCGGCTCTATCCCGAGGTGCCGGGCATCCGCGACGTCACAATCCACACCGAACCGGCTGGACCGGACTTCATGATCGAAACCGCCTCGGTCTGGTGCGGAACCCAGGATTTCATCGTCACCTATTCGGAGCCACGCTGATGATCGATACCACCGCCACCCGTCGCACGACCCTGAACGGCAAGACCTATGAGAAGGGCGATACCGTCCCCATGCCGGCGCAGCAGTTCAAGGATCTCGAGCTCACCGGACGGTTCACGCGCGCACCGGCGGGGAAGAAGACGCCGACAGCCGCCAAGGCCGACGAGCCCAAGTCGAGCGGCGCCGCCGACTGACACGAGATTGCCGTCCCCGGCGATAGCCCGCCCCGGCTTAAGGGGCATTCCTCTGGAGAAAATAGATGACCGTCTTCACTTCGGCCGGGACGACTCTGGCCCTCACCAAAACCGCACCGGCGACCTACAACAAGGCCGGTGTCGAAGCCCTTCTGGCGGCTGCAACCAAGATCGGCGAAGTCAGCGACTTGGGTGACATTCCGGCCAAGGCCTATGACATCGTCAACTGGCGCAATATCGCCAGTCGCGGCGACAGCAAGGCCAAGGGCGGCTATACCCTCGGTACGCAGACAATCACCGTCGGTATCGACCCGAACGACGCTGGCCAGGCGCTGGTCGATACCGCGACTGATGACGATGACTTCTACACCGCCATCATCTCGCATCCGAAGCTTGGCGTGATCTCCGGTCGCGCCCTGGTGATGGGCGGTCCGCGCAATTACGGCGACGCGAACACCATCGCCACCCGGCAGATCACCCTCGAATACTCGATCGTCTCCGAAGATGAAGACGGCCTGGTGATTTACACGCCGGAAGACTGATCTTCCGCATACGCCCCTGAGCTCAGCCCCGCTTCTGCGGGGTTTTTCATGCCGGTCGGTTGTCAGGGCATCCGACCGGCACCCTCCCTGAAAGGTAAGCCCCATGGCTCTCAAAGCTGCCAGCCTCCGCGTTACGGACGTTTCCGACCTTCCCGTCAAGAATGCCGACGGTTCCCCGCTCCGCGATCCCGACACCGGCGCCCCGATCACTGCCACCGTCTTCGGCCCCGGTACCAAGATCTGGCAGGCCGCGAACGCCACGAAACAGCGCAAGGCCGTCAAGCGGTCGCGCGAAGCGAACGGCAAGTTCGAGGCTGCGCTGGACTTCAAGGAAGAGGACACCGTCGAGTTCCTCTGCGCGATCACCAAGCGGTTCAACGGCCTCGACTGCGATGACGAGCACGGCAACAATATCCAGGACGAACGCGAAAATGTCCGCGCCGTCTACTCCGACCCGCTGCTCGGCTTCATTCGTGACCACATGGAAGCCGACGTCAGCAACTGGGAAAATTTTATGAAGGCGTCGCAGGCGCTCTCGAACTCTGGGTCCGTCAGCTCGCCTGGCTGAACACCGCCCCGCGCGTCGAGCATACTGGGCAGGGCAGGCCGCCCGAGCCTGTAACTCGCGCCGAGGCACTGAAGGGGCAGGGCCGCCAGCCGGTCCTACCCTTCAATCCCGCCCCCTATCTCACTGACTGGCTGCTGGAGATTGGCCCCACTGTGCCCGGAGGCGAGGGCGCCGCAGCTATCGGCTTTTCCGAAATGGCAGCGTGGTCTCGCCTGATGGGCGTAGACCTTTCGCCCTGGGAATGCCGTACCTTGCGACGGCTCTCCCGCGCATTCGTAAACCAGCAGAGCGATGCCCGTAATCCCTCGTGCATGGAGCCGATCGTGAAGGTGGATCAGGAAGCGGCACGCAGCCGCGTGGACGTACAGTTTGCTGCGTTGTTCGCGGCGCTTCGCCAACAGCCTCGCCAGAGAGAGGTTTAGCCTATATCGACACCCTTTTGGGGGTGATTGCATGATGAAGGTTGCGGCGGCGTTTCTAGGGGTGAGTGCCCTTGCTGGCTGCCACGGCGCTTATGAGCCGGGTATCGAGCAATGTGAAAGCGAGTTGCTGGCTAAGTTGAAGGCTCCATCGACTTACAAGCGAATAAAAGCCAGTGCCATCATCGTTACTGCGGACGTCATTCGACAAAGCAACCAAGAATTGAAAAAGATGGGCATTGAGGGCGGCACGGACGAAAATCCTGCCGATTACTTGTCTGTATCCATAGAATACGATGCGTCAAACTCTTACGGCGTCCCTCTTAGGGAGACGCATATATGCAGGTACCCGGTCTCCAGCGGCATACCTGATTACAGCAAGACATTAGACGAATAGAACTTCCTTTCCGCAAGGCTCTCCTGCGGAAAATTGGCATTGGCATCATAGGGCGGTCTTTCGGGGCTGCCCTTTTTCTTTGAGGTGCTGAAATGGCAGGTGGTATCCCGGCTGGTCGCCTTTCAATCGAGATCGTGGCCGAAGTCGCCCGGCTCCAGGCGGACATGGACAAGGTGAAACGCCTCGTCCGCGATGCCAGCGGCGACATCGCGAAGAACGCGAAGGCCGCGAACGACAATCTCGCCGTGATCGGGCGCGGCGCCGGCGCTGGCTTGAAGCAGTTTTCTCAGGAGGCTCAGCGAGCGAACGAGTACCTCCGCAAAATCGCGCAGACATCCGCAGATGTCGTGACCAGGGTGAATGCGGTGACCGGCGTCACCGGCGGCATGCGACGATCTGCAGAGGACTTCGCTGCCTATGGCAAGGAGCTCGACCGGCTGCGCGGCCAATACAACCCGTTGTTCGCCGTCATCCAGAATTACCGCACTTCTGTGGAAGAGATTCGCCGGGCGCATTCGGTCGGCGCCATCTCGGCAGATGAAATGACCCAGGCGATCAATCGCCAACGCCAAGCGTCGCTCGAATCGATCGCTGCCATCAAAGGCCGCGCCACAGCGACGCAACTAGACGCGCAGGCCCAACGAGACGCGGCGCAGGCTTCCCAGGCAGCAGGTCAAGCTGCGGAACAAGCAGCGCGCCAGCAGGCGACTTACGCGGCACAGGCAGCGAACGTGCGCGCGCAGCTCGATCCGATGTTCGCGGCGCAACAACGCTTCAACCAGCAGATGGACCTGCTCGATACCCTGCTTCGCGAAGGCGCGATCCGCCAGCATGAGTACGCGGCAGCTACGGCACAGGCGCGCGCCGCGCTCCAGGACCATGCCCAGGCTCTTATGCGCAACGAGGCGGTGCTCGAAGATGTAGGAAGTGGCCTTCAGAATTCATCTGGCAATGCTCGCAACTTCTCGCTTCAGATGAGTCAGGTCGGTCAGCAGGTCATGGCTGGTACTGGCGTGATTCAGGCGCTGGCGATCCAGCTTCCCGATATGACTGCCGGGATGCACGCCGCACAGGAAGGCGCTGGTCGCTTCGCTGCCTTCATGGGCGGTCCGTGGGGTATCGCACTGACGACGGCGATCGGTTTGGCGGCGACGTTCGGCATGAAACTGCTTGAACAGGCCGATGCGGCCAAAGACGCCACAGAGCAGCTCCAGAAAAATGCCGAATCTGCCGAGGTAGGACGGAAAGCGAAGGCTGAGTTCGAGAAGACCGAAATCGCGGTCACCGAAGCTATCCGAGAACAGGCGGAAGCGCTCGGAAAGACCATTGAAGGCATGAGGTCGGCCGCGGATCTCGCCTACGAGGCAGCCAGAGGCCATCTGGAGGAAGAGAGGAAGATCCGAGACAAAACCAAAGCCTTGCTGGAAAACGCTTTGGCACAGGAGAAGGCCAACGCCGCCTACATGCGTTCGCCCAACGCGGCAAAGGAAGGTAACCTCGGTTTCTCGCAGATGCAGCGCTCGCAGCAGGCCGTGGCCGATCTCGAAAAGCGCATCACTGCTGCCGACGCCGCCATTGCGAAGGCCCAGAGCAGTGTCGTTGTGGCGCAGTCCCTATATTCAACCGAGATCGGCGCAAGGCAGGCCGATCCGCTGGAGCGCATCCGCCAAAAGTACGAAGGGCCGAGCGGCCTGATCGAGCAGGCCCGCAAGCGCGCCGTCGCCGAGGGCAAGGTCGGCGTTGAGTTGCAGAACCAGGTAACCACGCTCAAGCGCCAGCAGGCCACGGAAGTCGAAGCGGCGCGCGAAGCTCAGAAGATTCACCGGCCTACCTCCGACGAGCGCCGCGCCGAGCGGCTGGGTCGTGAAGCCAACGCGACTGAGGCCCTGATCGCCGGTCTCTACAAGTCTGCCGATGCCTATGCCGTCAGCACCGCCGCGGGCATCCGCGCGCGTGTCGAAGCCGAGGCGACCGCCAAGGGCATCCAGAAGCAGGCCGACGTGCAGTCCTATGCCGCCGCCGAACTGCGCAGCTACGTGGCTGATCAGGTCACCGGGTCGGCGGAAGCGGTCGCAGCGATGAACGACCAGACCCGGGCCCAGGAATTTGTCAACGCGGCGATCCGCAACGGCACGCTGGACGCCAGCAAGGCGGCCGAGGCCCTGGCCGACATGGCGGAGCAGCAGAAGCTCGTGACTGCCATGGGCGTCGCGTCCATGAACAATGACAAGGAGGGTTACGATGCAGCGAAAAAGGCGCTGAAGGGACTAACGGAAGCCCAGCTCGCCAACAAGAAGGCGCGCAAGGAAACCGAGGATGCGATCCAGTCGGAACAGCTCGGCCGCGCGATCGAAGATATCCGCACCGAAACCAAGCTGACAGCGGGCCTCGGCGCCGCGCGTCTCCAGGCGCTGCGCGGGCTGTCCGGCGATGCGTTGGAAGACGAGCTGGCGCGGATCGCGCTGGAGCAGGAAAAGATCGCGATCCAGGTGCGCGCGGAAACCGAGGCCCGGCGCCTGCGCGATGCTGGCCTGACGAAGACCGCCGAGCTGAAACTGGCGGAGGCGGAAGCGCTGAAGCAGCAGGCTGATGCGCGCTTCGAGATCGAGAAGCAGACGGTCGCGGTAGAGCGGTACAACGACCGCCTGCGCGACACGATCGACCTGCTTGGCGACATGGGCAAGGTCGGCCAGGGTTTGGGCGCCCTCCTGGGTGTCTTCTCCGGCAACACGACTGGCATCCGCGGGCCGCTGGGCGACCTGCTCAACACCGACATGACCGGCAAGAACGACAAGGGCGAAGAGATTGCCTCGTCCATTGGCGAGGAAATGTCGAAGATCTTCAAGAAGGACGGCGCGTTCGTGAAGGCTGTCGTCCCCGCGCTGCAAAGCGCTGCGACCGGCATGGCCGCCAGCTCGACCCTGTTCGGGAAGCAGTCCGCGTCCGAACAGGCCGGCTCCGCCATCGGCGGCGCGCTGGGCGGCAGCAAGTTGGTCGAGGGCGCTTTGTCGAAGGGGCTGGAGAAGCTCTCGGCAGGCCTCGGCCAGTTTGCCGGGCCGCTCGGTTCGATGCTGGGCGGAGTGCTGGGCAGCGTGCTTGGCGGCGCGTTCACGAAGGTGAAGTGGGGCCGCGTCGATCTGTCGGCGGCGGGCGTGTCCGGCACGTCCGGAAACAGCGGATCGTCGCAGAAGGCGGCGCTGGCGGCTGGTAACAGCATCTATGGCGGCCTGGCTGATCTCGCCGCGCAGTTCGGCGGCTCGATCGGCAACTTCGGCAACATCAGCGTCGGCGTCCGCCATGGTGACTACCGCGTCAACGCCAGCGGCACCTCGCTCAAGGTCAAGAAGGGCGCCGTCGACTTCAACGACGATGCCGAGGCCGCCGTGGCCTACGCCATGAAGCTCGCCATTGAGCGAGGCGCGATCAACGGCATCCGGGCCTCCACGAACAACCTGCTCAAGGCAGGCGAGGACCTACAGGCGCAGATCACGAAGGCAGCCAGCTTCGAGAACGTGTTCACCGAATTGAAGACGTATCTCGATCCAGTCGGCGCCGAGCTCGACACGATCGACAAGGAGTTCGCGAACCTGCGCTCGATCTTCGCCGAGGCGGGCGCGACGGCAGCGGAATACGCCCAGCTTGAGCAGCTGCTGTCGATCAAGCGGCAGGAGGCCATGAACAAGGAGGCTGACGCGCTCAATGACATCCGCTCGCGGATCGCGGAGGCGTCCGGGGACGAGGCCACTGCGACGGCCATCGCCCGCGCCAAGGAACTGCGGGACGCGACCAGCGACGCGCAGCGCGCCTTGCTCCAGCAGCTCTACGCGATCGAGGATGCCAACGCCGCGCAGGATAAGCTCACCCAGGCGCAAGAAGCAGCGGCCACGGCGGCCGAGCAGCTGCGCCAGACGTGGGAATCCGTCAGCGACAGCCTGGTGGACGAAGTGAACCGCATTCGCGGCCTGACCGGCGGGGATGATGCTGCCAGCTTCGTCACCTTGCAGGGGCAGTTCAACGCCGCTGTGCTCGCGGCCCGGGGCGGCGACCAGGAAGCGGCGGCCAAGCTGGCCGACCTCAGCCAGTCGCTGCTCGATGTCGCCGGCAACGTCGCCACGAGCCGCCAGGAGCTGGAGCGCATCAAGGCCGAGACGGCGGCGAAGCTTGAAGGCGTAATCGATGCCGCCAACGGGTACGCGGGCGGTAAGCCCTCCACGTCCGTCTCCGCCTCCGCATCGTCGGCGATCGACGCGGCCAGCACCGCCACGGGCGGCACGTCTTCGGCAAGCGGCAGCAACGATGCCTCCGAGCTGCGGGCGATCCGCGCAGAGCAGGCCCAAATGCGAGCCGATTTGAACAACGGCCTGGCGGCAATCGCGAGTGGCGTGAACCGATCTGCGAAGGTGCTGGAGGATACGAGCGCGGAATCGGGTGGCCAGGCATTCGCTGTTTCGGGAGTTGCGAAGTGAGGGTAGTTCTCGACAGCGGCGAAACGCTGGATCTCGGCGAGACCGAGGCCACGCCGACCATCGGCATCGTCGACTATAGCCGCCGGGTGACCGACGATTATGGCGTGACGACGGTCGTTGAGCGCGGCTTCGCACGGCGCATGTCCGTGCGGCTGGTGGTCCCATTCGACCAGGCCGACGCGCTCCAGGCGAGCCTTGCCGCCATCCGCGCCAAGCCCGCGCGCTGGATCGCCGATGAAGGCGTGGACTGGCTCGACTTCCGGGGGTTCTTCAAGGACTTCGAGATTGATCTCCCGGTCCCGCCGAAAGCCTATTGCACCCTGACGGTCGAGGCACTGACGGACACAGAGGCGTTCGCGGACGCCGGCGGCGATCCCGCACCGCTTGGCCAGGCCTCCACGTTGCAGGTGCTCCAGCCCGCCACCATCGCAGGCGGCGCGCTGGTCGCAAGCACGGTGCCGGAGAACGACTATCCGGAGTGGTCGGCGGGCACGACGTACCCGCTCGGTGCCCGCGTCATCAAGGCGGCCACGCACCGGATCTACGAGAGCGGCTCGATCGGCAACGTCGGCAACGACCCGGTCGGGGTGTCCGGCAAGTGGCGCGACATCGGCCCCACGAACCGGTGGGCGATGTTCGACCAGGCGCTCGGCTCGACCACCGAGGCCGCCGGCCAGATCACCGTGACGCTTGCGGAGGGCACCATCAATGCGGCGGCGCTGCTGGACGTGAAGGCGGCGACGGTGCGCGTCGTGGCCAACGGTTACGACCGGACCCTCGCGCCCAATGCCAGCGGGACGGTGACCTTCCTCGATATGCCGGAAACCGCCGGACAGGTCACAGTGGTCATCACCGGGCCGGTCACGGTCGAGGTGGGAACGCTGCTGGTCGGCAAGCTGGTCGGCCTCGGCTCCACGACCGACGACGCCAAGGCCGGAATCACGGACTTCAGCCGTAAGGAGGCGGACGAGTTCGGCGATATCCAGGTGGTCGAGCGCGCCTGGGCAAAGCGCATGACGCTGCCCGCCAAGCTGCGCCGCGATGCCATCGACCTCGTCGCCGGTCGGATCGCCGCGGTGCGCGCGAAGCCGTCGCTGTGGATCGGCAAGGAAGGGATGGAGACCCTTACCGTCTACGGGTTCTTCAAGGACTTCTCCATTGCGGTCGATACGACCATCTGCTCGCTCTCCCTCTCGATCGAGGGGTTGAGCACGGCGGGCAAAGTCGAGCCGCTCACCGCGAGCGTGGACTGGCCCGATGTGGGCGACCCGGCGGGCACGAAGCCCGAGGACAACGCCACCGTTGGCGCGCCTGCCGGTACGGACGTAGCCGGCAAGCCCGCCGAGGAAGTGGTGGGCCAGCTGGAACAGCAGGACGAGGCGCTCGCCCAGCTCGACACCGACATTGGTCAGGCCACCATCAACATCGCCGCGGCGCAGAACACTATCGCGCAGATGCAGGTCGACGCGGCGGCGACGAAGGCTGAGCTGGAAGAGGATATCTCCTCCCTCAATGCCACGGCCGCGCAAATCCAAGCCGACGCGGCGGGTACGCGCGCGAGCCTGGAGACCGCGCAGGCCGACATCCTTGCGGCCGGTGGGCGGATCGACACGATCGAGATCGCGCTGGGCGATCAGGAAGCGTCGATCAACAGCATCGCGCAGACGGTCAGCAACCACACGGGGCGGCTTGCGTCGATCGATACCACGCTCACGGCGAATGGCGCGTCCATCAATCAGAACGCGCAGACCATCAGCGCCGTGCAGGGCGATCTCGCCTCGCTGTCGAGCACGGTGTCTACGCAGGGCGCCTCGATCTCGCAGAACGCTCAGGCCATCTCGACGGCGAACCAGAACATCGCCAGCCTGACGACGCGTGTGGGCACGGCGGAAAGCTCGATCAGCCAGAACGCGACGGCGATCAGCGGCGTTTCGGGCCGGACGGCGACCTTGGAAAGTACGGTGTCGGCGCATGGCACTTCGATCACGCAGAATGCCCAGGCGATCAGCACGACGCAGGGCAACCTTGCCTCACTGTCCAGCACGGTCACCTCGCAGGGTTCGTCGATCAGTCAGCTTCAGAGCGCATCTTCAACGCAGGCCGGGGACATCGCGACCCTGAAAACCCGCGTTGTCGCTGGGTCGCCGAACCTCTATTCGAACGGCGGCCTAGAACAAGGCTTGGTCAACTTCGGCGCCCCCGTAGGAGTTACGCTGTCTATCGAATTCAGCGGATGGGCTGGCCGTCACTTGAAGTTGACGACCTCGTTGGCGGATTTTTACGTCAACACCCCGGCTATTCCTTGCGATGCAGGGGTTACCTACACGGCCAGCGCCGACACGAATTTCACCGCGTCCACGGGATCGATGAGGACGCATCTGATCTTCGTGAATTCGTCCAACCTGGAGATTGCCCGCTTCACTGCACCTGCCCGCGGCGGCCATAACTTCGATACGACAGAGAATGGCCGGGCGGCCAACGCATGCACCGGGCTGGCGCCCGCCGGTACCACCGGGATGCTGCTGCAAGTCCAGTGGCTTGGGGTTACCGGCATCGGGTACGCCGGGGTGAGGCTTATCAAATTTGAGTCCGGGGCCACTTGGTCAACCTATTCCCCGGAAGCCTCTATTGTTCAAACCTACACGGCGCTTTCGACGGCGCAGACGCAGATCGCCAGCCTTCAAACGACTGTTTCGACGCAAGGGGCGACGATCGCTTCGAACGCGACGGCGATCTCCACCCTGCAAACCCAGACGGCTACACTTACCACTCAGGTAACGTCCGGTAATCCGAACCTCTTGGCGAATGGCGGCTTCGAGAACGGCCTGAAGTCATGGGCGCAGGCTCCTTCAAACTGGGGGTGGTCAGGTCCGGCGTCAACTTGGGGGACATACGTTTACTTCGGTGTGAATGGCAGTTCCGGAGCTGACAGGTATTTTTACCTCGATAGTGATTACATCGGGGTCGAGCAGACAACATACACCGTGTCGGGCGATCTCTGGGCGCAGGGGCCATCTTCGCTTCGAAGTTACTTTGATATCCACTGGTTCAATAGTAGCGGGACCAATATCGGCGTATCTGGCGGATACGGGCAGCGCCTGGGCGGCGTCCCATTCGGGAACCGATACTACGGGACCGTGACGGCGCCAGCGGGGGCAACAAGTGCCCGCGTCCGGCCAGTTTTCTATGTGCCTGCCGGTGTAAGCGCCGACGGCATGATTGCCCGCCAAATCAAATTCGAGCGCGGATCCGTCATGACCGCTTACTCGAACGAGGCAAGCGTCGCCCAGACCTTCCAAGCCCTTACCACCCTTACCACCCAATACGCTTCCCTCTCGACCACAGTCAGCACCCAGGGCGTGACAATCAGCAGTCAGCAGACCGCGATCACGACGATCAACAACAACGTGACGACGCTCTACGGTCGCGCCGCACTGACGATCGAGGCTGGCGGGGTCATCACCGGGTGGGAGGTTAACAACAATGGCACGACCGGCGACATCAAGCTGCGCGCTGACCGCGTTTCCGTGGTGACCGCAGCCGGAGGTACGAAGACGTTTGAGATCCGGCAGGGCACGATCATCGGCTACTACTCGAACAGCCAGAAGATGTACCAGCTCGGCGAGCAATCGGTGGCCTGACGGTGGCAGGCCTTCGTCTCTGGAACCCGGCGGGAGCGGTGGTTTTTGACACCACCTCTCTCGCTGGCCGCTATGCCGGAACCCTGACCCTGACGGGTCCCCGGCAAGGGAGCTTTGTCATTCCTGACTTGCAGCCGGGCAACAAAGTCTGGCTCAACGTCCAGTTTTACAACATCCCGTTCCTCAACATGCAGGATGCGATCGTTCGGCTGACGGGCGCAAATACGATCGACTACAACACCCTGAACCTGCCGGCCGGTTCTATCACCGACATCCACTACGGGTTTCAATGACATGGCTGTAGCGGGAGTTATCTGGGCGCCAGATGGCCGCGTTCTGTTTGATACGCGTTGGCCGCAGATGATGTTGGTCGGCAACGGGCACATCACCGCATCCGGGCAGACTGCAAACCTCAGTGGAGGCCGCAATCCGATCATAGCGTACCGACCCATCAACTGCAGCGCGGCCGTCGTCACCGAGAGCCGATCGGGCGCAAATTACGGGTTCAATTTCGGCATCTACAACCCTTCGTCCGGCTACTATGTCGATTACTGGATCTATGATCGCGTCCCGCCTCAGAAGCCGACCAGCGGCGTTTCACTGGCGCTATTTGACGAGGCGGGCAACACCACATTCCGCGCGGATGTCACGCCAATGGTGGTCGCGCCATCCGGCTTGGAGCCCGCTGGCCGGATCTACGCCATTGCTCCCAGCGTAGGACCATACTGGCGCGAAGACGTGAACATCGACGTCAACACCGAGGGCGTCCCGATCACGCAGCGCCTCACCGAGATCGGCGGATGGCGATACGGCGGCGGGGGTTTCTATCTCGATCCGCGCTCGACCAACGATCACTTCGGCTTGAATTCTGACGGGGTTTACGACCCCAGCCTTAGCTATTGGGTCATTCTCGATGTCACCAACCACTGACCTGCTGATCATTGGATCGTTCGCCGCCATGGTCCACGGCACTCTTCCCGCCTGGCGGGAGGGGCGATACCGCGATGTCGATTTCGTGGGCACTGATGAGGCGATTGCCGATCTGCTGGACTTCTACGGGTACGAGGCGGTCGCCCCCTCCGCAGATCGCCTCTTTGTCACGAACAGGTTCGGCCTCGCTTTTGACATCAGCCTGCGCGGCCACCTTATACCTACCGTCGCCGATCACGCGGACCTGATGGAAGTGGAGATCAACGGCCTGGAGATCACCTGTCTGGTGGCCCGGCCGGAGTTGGTCTTCGCTCTGCGGGAGGCTTCATGGAACCTCGTCCCAGTTCATCTCGATAAGGCCCGCCGCGACCTCGAAGGGTATCGCGAGCAGGGCATAGCAATAGACCCAGCGCTCGCGCTGGCTGCGGAGGCGTTCCGCAAGGATCGCTGAAAGCCGCCTTCGACCTTTCCCGGATTTCCTACACACTCACTCCCACAGGAGACACAATGCACAACCTCGTGAAGCTGGTTCAGGCCAGCGGCAAAAGCATCCTCGTGCCCGGAAGCGCCATCGCGTCCGGCATCGTTCGTTCGCTGTCGTTGAAGGAAAAGGAAGCCCACCCTGCCGGGAGCGCGCTAGTCTGGCTGATCCTCGATGGCCAGGCGCAAAGCGCGATCGTCCGCGAGCGTATGGGCTTTGTGCTGGCCAAGGGCGGCGGCCCGTCGTCAGAGCGCGAGATTGTCGAAGGCCTCGATGGCGAGCGCATCTCGATCCCGCGTTCAGCCTTTGCCTTCGCCATGGAAAGCGAGCGTATCACGGACGCAAAGGGTGCGATCGTCCAGGGCGCGGAAGTGGCAGTTCGCGAGAAACGCGGCGAAGAGCTGATCCGCATGGACGGCACCGTCCTCAAGACCTCGCTGCGAAGCGCTGCCGGCGTGGTCGATTTCTTCGTGAAGGACAGCGCGGATGATCTGCTCGACCGATTCAATGTCGAGGTGAGCGAAGACGACGGCACCGAGGAATACGACGACGAAGGCAACTTGATCGTCGCCGACGAACCCGCGCCGGTCAGTCCTGCACGGCGCTCCAGTTCGGCCCGTCCTGCACGCCGTAAGCGTCCATAAGCTGATTCAGCGCGGTGCGTGGCTGCTCAAGCCGCGCGAGGTTGGCGCCTTTCAGATCCACATTGTCGATGTGATAGGCCCGGCCGTTGCTGTCCAGCAGCACGACCACCATGCGCTCGGCCTTCAGGTGGTCGGCCAGATTGCCGTCCGGCACCGGCCCATTGGGCGGCGGCGCCCGGCGCGCCCAGTCCTTCATCTGATCGACCGGGCTGCTCTTCTCTTCCGACATCATTTCGCTCCGCGTCTTCGGCGGCGACCATACCACCCCAGTGGAGAATCACTATGCTGATCCTGCTGCTCTCTGCGGCCCTGCTGCTCGCGTCTTACAATGGACTCCGACAGAAGCGCCGCATCGATCGCCTCGAAAACGACCTTGTCCAGGTCCAGGCCGACACGGTTGTCTTCGAAACGGCGATAGCGACCCTGTCCGCCTCGATAGCGACCAATCATTCGATCGTCGCCTTGCTGGCAAAGAAGCCCTCCCTTTCGCTCGACGAAAACGGATTTGTGCGCGGCGTAGAACTGCCGGGTCCGGATGGGCCAATCCTCACCGCATTCCGCACCTCAGGAGAATGACCATGGCCGATACGTCGCCCACCCCGACCGCTGCCCAGCTCCTGGCGCAGCGTAACGAACTTGATCGCCAGATCGCGATCGCGAACCTCGAAGGCCTCAAGGGCATCCGTGCCGCGCTTGCGGCGGGCAAGTGCGCAACGCTGGCCGACGACATCGAAGCGCTGCTGCCGCAGCTCGCTTCGGACAACGCTCTCGGCACCCCGTTTCAGCAGGCCATGGCCGTCATCACCTCCATGCGCAACGTGACCGGATTCTTCGACGGCGAGATCTCCCGCGTCGAAGCGATGATCGCTGCCCAGGACGAGCCCCCGGCCTCCTAACCCCTCCCTACCCAAACCAGCGAGACCGCCATGACCGATCCCCGCAAGGCCGCCTTCGATGCGGTCCGCGCCATCACGCCAACAGGCGTGTTCAACGATCCCGGCAACGTCCTCGACGCCTTTGGAGCACAGCGCATGCCTGCGACCCCCAGCATCCCCGATGATTACTGGCCCATGCTCTCGAAGATCGAGAGCGGCAACCGCCCCTACGTCAAGGCCGCCTCGTCCAGCGGGTCCGGCCTCTACCAGTTCCTCAAGGCCACCTGGATCGGTGAGGGCGGCAAGTGGGGCTCCGACATGCGCCTCGCGTTCGGTGGGCTCAAACCGACCGCCGAGGAGCAGCTCGCCCGGGCGAAGACCTTCACCGAGAAGAATGCGGTGTCACTGCTCGGGAAGAAGATCGCGATCAACAAGGCCTCGCTCTACGCCGCACACTTCTTCGGCGCCGGCACCGCGGCCAAGGTCATCGCTGCCGACGTCGATGCCCGCGCGGATCTGATCGCGGGCGAGGCCGCCACCAAGGCAAATCCTTCGATTCTGAAGGGCAAGACCGTCGGTCAGTTCCTGACCTGGCTGCACGGCAAAACCGGCGAATGGGCTCGCTGAGCCAAACGGGGGCTTATGGAAAACTTCTCCCTGTCCGACTGGCTCACGTCGGTTGGATACTTCCTACTCGCCGCTTTCGGCGGCCTGCTGGGATACGTCATGCGGGAGCACGACAAGGGCAACGAGCTGAACGGCCCGCGTGCCGCCACTGAAGCGGTGGCGTCCGGGTTCGTCGGCTTCCTCGTCATGCTCCTCTGCCGCGCGATGGCGCTCGACCCGCTGTGGTCGGGCGTGATCGTCGGCGTGTTTGGCTGGCTCGGCGCAAACGTGTCGATCCGGCTCTTGGAGCGGCTCGTCTACGAGAAGCTCGGAATCAAGCTGCGCGCGAACACGGACAAGCGCGTCGCTGCGGCCAAGGGCCGGGAGAATGCATCGCAAGGAGATCAGCCGTGAAGCTACTCAGTCTGCTCGCGCCCTACCGATCACAGATCTTCGCCATGGTGGGCGTGCTCGCCGTGTCGGGGATCGGGGCCAGCATCATCGGCTGGATGCAGATCCAGCGCCAGAACGACCAGATCGCCGACAAGGACGGGAAGATCGACGAACTGGTCACCACGAACAAAGGGTGGGCCGCTCACGCCGCCGAGCAGGATCGCCTGCGCGCCCTCGAACACAAGAACGTGCTGCTGCTGGAGGACAAGCTCGCGCTGATCGAGCAGCAGAACGCCGCCGCCGCCGTGCAACTGAAGGATCTGGAGGCCAGCAATGCAGAGGTCAAAGAGTATCTGTCTCGCCCTATCCCTGCTGATTTGCGCAGGCTGCTCGAAAAGAAGTGACGTAGCCTCGGCGCCGCCCCCGCCCGCCTATGAGGGCATCCCGGCCGGGCTGATGGCGCGCTGCACCGTCAAGGACGTGCCGCTTGAGACGACGGGCGACATCTTTACGAGCCGGGGCATCTACAAAGAGGGGGTCGAGAAGTGCGCGGCCAAGATCGACGCGATTCGAGACCATGATGCTCGGGCACGATCTGGTAAGTAGCTGGGAGATCCAACGCATCGAACGAACCCCGCAGCCGAGGCGGATCTCACGCAGTATCTAGTTGAAAGCAAGGCAGGTCTTTCTGTGCAGAAATTTCGCTGCTAAAAGAGGCGACCTGGTCTGTCGCAAGACCTGGCATCATACCGAACCTCGGCCCCGCTCCGGCGGGGCCTTTTTACGTCATTCGCGGAAACGACGCAGTCTCTTGCCCACCGGCACCGGGATTAACGAATTGCAATTCGCAATGATGTCACGTTGGCCGCACAATGTGGGTTATCGGCCCACTGGGAGATGCCCTCCCCTCCCGGTAGACCAGAGCGCGCTTCGGCGCGTTCCGACCCAAACTGTGCCCCGGGGCTTTGAAAACGTGCTCCGGGGACTTTGTCCGAAGGTGCCAGCATCGAGCAGATGTGCTTGTCTGGTCACAAATCTGGGCGCCAAAATTCAACACTTTGTCACGAAGCCGTGATATCCGTAGCCCATTGGCCCGCCGCAAGCGTGGCAATCCTTGTGGTTGGCCAGTAAGCGCTTCGGCGCTCTGCAACGCGAAACTAGCCCCGGCGAGCGTCCTCAAGCGCGTGCCGGGGCCTTTTGCGAAGAGCTGCGGACCGGGTTCGACACCGGCTACCAGGCAGCCTTCTCTCCACCTGGTCCGATCGCTTTCGCGATCCTCAAGCATGGGGCACGTCCATCCGTGCAGCCGCAGCCGAGAGAAAGCTATCACGCATCGATGCTGGAACGACCACCGTTACGAAATGTTAACACCTCGCAGTCTTAGAGGCGCCGCCGTGATGGTGGACACCTCCCCCCCCCCCGACCCCATCGCGCAGAGGTCGCCCTTCCTGCGAGGGGCGGCCTCTTCTCGTTTGGGCATTAAGCCGCCTTGCGCGCCAGGCCGACCGGCACCGCGAGGAACCACTCGCGGCGGCTGGCATCCCAAGACGCGAGGCCCAGCTCGATCGCGTCTCCCAGCGCTTCATCAATGCTGTCCCGCCACGGCGCGCGCGGGCGACCGAAGACCGCAATTCGGTATCTGATTTTCATGGCAGGAATCATCCTGGAATAATTGCAGGCGAAACGGACAGGCGCGTCAGTAGCTCGACCAGTCCAACTCGGCATCGTCGACCGCGTCGAACATCTCCGGGTCGGCTCCGGTATCCCCAAGACGTTTGCGCACTGCATCCGGACCGCCATCTTTCGGAAAGCTGCGGTCTGACTTGGCTATTGTGGCCAGCTGCCCGACGAAGCCACCCCGGTCCGCTTGCTGCAAAAGCCATCTCCCGAATGGGATAGCCGCACTTGCGGCGACGGGCGCGGCACCGTCGGTCCAGCTGTGGCTCGAAAGATCACTCATGAGAAAATTCCTCTATGCGAATCGACGCTGCTCAATCTAGTTTGTTCTCCTAATGTTCTCAAGGGAGCGACGATGGGTATGTGCGACTTCAGCTTGCCGGCAGTCGGTGAGCGGCATGAGAATGAGGATGGGTCCAGCCGCCAGGAAGAGCTGGCGCGGTGCATTCCCGGCGAGACAGTTCGTTTGGTGCGGGAGCCAGAGAACCCGCACGACCGGATGGCCGTTGCGGTGTTCAGTTGCCGAGGAGTGAAGGTAGGTTACCTCAAGCGCGATCGTGCGGTCTGGATCGGCAGTAAGATCGATCGAGGCTACGACGTCAGGGCTATCGTGGAGCGAGTGAAGGGCGCCACTCTGTCGGGCGCGGTGCTTGGCCTGATTATGAGGGTGAATATGGAGGGCGAGGATCCGGAGCTTCCGGAAGAAGCTGCCCGGACGGCCAGCGCGAGCAATCAACGAGTAAAAAAATATTCCATGGTAAAATCCATGGCATGA